TGTGTCTCGTCCAACATCTTGATTATACATAGAATGTTGATCTCCATCAGAATCTGCATGATCTCTTTCTTTATCTTTTTCATCATCATCGTCTTTAGTTCTTTCATTAATTTCTGATAAAACTTGATCATCCTTATTCTCTGCATCTGGGTTTTTTTCTACTTTATGACCTCTTTTTGGGATATAAAGCTCTGCACCATATCTTTTTGTTTTTTCACCCTTAACAAAACTTCCTACTATTTTTTCAGCAGATTCTCTTGATTTACCTTCGGACATCAGTTTTTGTACTTTTGATTCAAAAGTGTCTTCTTCACTTAAATCGGCTTTTTCAACATAACACCCCATTTTAGTGCATTTAATAACCATTTTACCATCTCCTCTATCTTTTGCGTCAAATTGGGCTTTTGCTATACTGTTAATATCTGTTATAATAGCCATTGGTACTGCAGGGTCTTTACAAACGGCAACTTCATAATGTTCCAAGTCTTTTAAAGCATATGCCATAGAGCCGTCTTTCATTCTCATAGGTTCTCTTTGACTTCTTGTGGCACCACCAAAAGAAAGTCCTTTATACTCACCGTTCTTTATTTTTGACCAAATTAAATCATCTAATTCGTAATTTTTGTAAATTTTTCCTGTTATTTTGATTGCAGGTAATATATCACCTTCTGCATTTTTTGCGTTAGTTAAAGCATAATTTATTCCTTTTCCAATAACTCTGTTTGAGTGTGTATCTGTTATAGGTGCTCCCCTATCCATCCATGTAGGAAGAACTTTGTATAATTCATCAACTATTGTAACCTCTCCCTGCTTATCTTTCATTTGAACCGTTAAAAGTCCCTCAAAAAATCTTTCTTCGGTGTTAACACCCTCCATGCTTTTAATAGTGGACGTTAGCGTACTAAAATACATTTTATCCATATAAATCATCTAACATGTTTACTATTAAAGTTTTTGTGTATAAAGAAGAAAAAATGGTTGGGTTATTCACCCAAAACATAGCCATTTTAGTCTTTCTTTGCTTTGGTAACTGCGAAATCAGCTGCGAAACCTGTGGTTAAGCCTATTATAGCCAAACCAATATCCCCAATGCCTTCAGTTGCAATAGTTGAACCTATTGCGATTGCTGCGAAGGTGGATATGATTAAAGCACCTGCGAATTTCCTTGCAGAGAAAGATTCATCTGTTCTATGTAGGTAACCTCGTAGTGTGTTTAAACCTGCTCCGATTACTGCTGCGCCGACAGTTATAAGTACAGGGTCTACCATAGAGATATGCGCTACTATTACATATTTAAGGATAACGACAATATTTATGCCTATTTGTCTAATACTTTTCCTACTAGGTCTTCTAAGTCAGAATTGGCTTCTTCATGAAGTCTATTAGATTGTCTATCTAAAGCAGTAGCTAAAATAATAAGGGCTTTTTGGAGTTGTTCTACACGCAAGCATAAGTCTTTTTGGGTAGAAGAAATCTTCCTAAAATATGCTATAAGTGTACCACCACTTCCAAGAGCAATTCCTATCACTATTTCAGTGAATAGTGCGTCTAGTATTTCGAACATGTTGTTATAATCATCTTTCTCTATTTAAGGATTCGTAGCGTTTATTAATGAGTAACTCCATATAACCATATGGCATCATCAATATATGTTTATGAAAACATGAAAGAGTTTGAAAATTGGTATAAAGGATTTACAGATGAGCCGTTTAAACATTTAAAGATTGTAGATATGTTTGTGCATAAAAAAGATAGACTATGGGTTGTTACAAACACAAATCAAGAAAAAGAAAGACCATTATTACAAAAATCATTAGTACATTTTCGTAATGGAAATATTGATGAGTATAAGACTGATGAAACAAAACTTATTTTACATGACAAAGTTAAATTTAATTTTAAAAAAGGTAAGTTAGAAATATTTCCAAGATTTTTACGAAAACCACTATTAACTTGGAAGGTTGATAGATATTTTGGCGAAAAACCTAAAGAGAAACTAATAAATTGGTATCATAGATATTATGATTTTGAATTAGATAGAATAAATTTAATTTTAAAAGACTAGCGTTTATTTCCTAAGTTTCCACCAAATATTTGTCTCCAATCTTTTCCATTTTTCTTTCTCTGTCTTACCCAAAATGGGTCTGCACCAAACTGACCGCCTTTTTTATTATATGTTTTCATTACATCTGCTACTCTTCGCATACATTTTCTACAAAGTCTTGCATTAATCTGTTCCATATGAAATTTATATTCTCCACAAAAATAACACAGTCCATAATAAACAGGTTTTATTGAAACAAGTAATGGCTCTCTTCCTCTTTTTCCTGAACACTCACCGCAAATGTCAAACACACCTGCTGCAGCAGCGTCATTTTTTAAACAACCGAAGCATACAGCTTCTTTGTAGTTGTTGACTTTCGTTTCTTCTTGCTTTTGATGTGTTTCCCAGATTTTTTTACCAAGATATGTTTTTCCTGTATTAACGTCTAATTTAGTCGCCAGCTAGTTTCACCCTATTCAGAGCCTCACTTAATATTATATAAACATTATTTGTTGCGTAGTCGTTTACAGAAACCTTTCTTGTTGTTTTCTTAATTTCTTCAATCAAATCATCAATAACACCAAATTCTGCACTATAAACATTAACTATGCCACTAGGAAGCTTAACTGCTTTCTTAACAATTTTCTTTGGTTCTACCTTCTTAATCTCTTTCTTCTTCGCCATCTTCCCACCTCCTTAAAACATCAAATTCACTTTTAACTATTGATCTTGCCTGTCTAACAGTCATGCCTGAGTATTTCCTTAATTCATCTACTGTTTTTGTTTTACTCCAACCATAATCTACTGAAGATTGTAATGTGCTTTTAACAACATCAAAATTGCTTGGAGTGATACCATCAGGGTAATTCTTTTGTGATAAGCTTGTTCCACTTCCTGTTGAAGGTGATCCTTGTGCAACTCCACCAATATCACTAGGTCTGTTTTGTGCAGGTGCTCCTGAAAAACTTTGTCTGTTTTCTAAAGGTGCTGCAGTTCCTCTACCTCTACCTGTCTGTGCTCCCATCTGTATGTCTGCCATTTCTTCCATACTTTTTGGTTCTTTTGATACATTCCAATCACCCGTATGTGTTCTTGCAACATCAAATCCCATTTGTTGTAATAATGCCATGTTTTGTATTTCTACTCCATCTCTTTGTAATTCTGCTAATTTATCATTCTCTTCTCCTTGTACCAACTTAATGTCCCAATCATCAACATTCATCATTTCTGCAAATTTCTTGAAAAATGATTTGTATAATATATCTTGACCCCATTTTACTGCTCTGTTTGTAATTGTAACTTGTAATCCTTCTTGTGACCAACCACCAACCATTTCACCATAATAAAGTGGTAACACGCCAAATATTGCACCTATAACTTGTCTTAATTCTTTTCTAACCTCAATAAATTGTAATTCTTGTAATGAACCTGTAAAGTCCATCCACTGTGCCATGTTTCTTCCACCCTTATCTGATTCTACCATTAATGGGTGTATCATGTATGGGTCTTCTATTGCTTTTTGTTCTAATGCGTCCCAAGATTTTCTGAATGTTTCATAGTTACGAGAAGCAACAACTAGTAATCCTCTTGGGGGTCTCATTTTATCAAAGTATTTTCTAACATATTCGTCCATATGTGCTAATGCCATTGCTTTTGACCAAACGGCATAAATTGGAGAAAATCCATAAATTAAACTTGGTTTATACTTTCCTGCCTTCCAAATAACTTCACCTTCTGCATAAATTACTCTTTTTGGATGTGGAACACCAATAGAATAAACTGAATTAACTTCAAGTATAGCTTTTAGTGCCTGAGCACCACATTGAGTACATTTTGGTGAATAAAGTCTTTTATCACGATGTTCAAATCTTGGACATACCCAAACCTTGTTTCTTTTATCATCATAGCCTATTCTTCCATCAGAATCTGCAATCATCGCAACTTGTGGAGGGTCAATCCTCAAAAGTTCTTTAATTTCAGTTTTATCATGATCAATAACTCCTGTTGCATCATTTATTTCATAGTTTTTCAATATTAGCATATATGCATTGTCAGCTATTTCCAAATCTCGTTCTAGTTGTCTAGCAAGGTCTTCTAGTGTCTGTGCGTTACCATTTATTGGTTTTGACATTAATTTTTCTAACACTTTTCTATGTTCTGGGACGGGTCTTCTCAACTCAGTGCTTCCACAAGAATCACATTTTACAGCTTTAATGTCTGGTTCAATTTCTGTTGAAGCTTCATCTGTAGGAGCAAATTGAAACTCTTTTGAACATTGAGTACATTTATACTTGAATCTTTCTACAATTTCAAACCCATTCTTAAACATTTCACGATTTAATGTTTCTATAGGTATTCTTAATGCGTCTATATTATCTGCTAACTCATAAATCATTATGAGTGGAAATGGAAAAATTGGTAGTTTAGCTCCTGTGTCGGTAGCCATATAAGGTTGTGCTATGCTAGGTCTTGTTGTGGTATTTGTTTGTGATTTATTCCTAAAAGAAAAAGCACCCTTTAATCTACTTCCAAGTCCCATATAATATCATATAACCGTTGCTATATAAACTTTGTCCAAAAATGTTATTATTATGTTCAGTTTTTGTCAGAGTCACCATGAGAAGAACAGCGTATATTTCTGCCTATTTCTTCACTACAACTGCATGATGAAGTCTTTTTCTTATCATGTGTGTGTGGTTTATCTCCACCTACATGTGCGTGTTTGGTTCCATCTTCATGTGTATGTTCTACTTTTTCTGCCATAAATTAACAATACTTTTAACCATATAAATATTCTTATAATATGTGTTAGTGGTGTGAGTTTGCATATCAAGCGCAGACCACAGAAGGATTACTCTTCTTGACTGAAGAGCCCATATGTCTGATGTTTGAAGGACTGACCTAACGAATCAGCTAGCACATTCTTTATAAAGCGAAGCCTTTTAATAGAAGCATGGTGGAATTGAGCACGACTGACTTTAAAATAATATTCAGTTGGTTCGAACGAACGTTCGGAAAAGGAAAATTAGAGGACATACCCATTGAAGATAAAAGGGCGTTTTGGAAACTCACGTTCCTTGCCGAAGACAAAATAGAAGAAGACAAAGAAACAAAAGATGAGGACACAACATAAATATGATAAAACACACTAAAAAATAGCCGTCAGGTGATTCCAAACTTATGGAAACAATAGGTTTTGAGGGTTACAAGGTTTGCCTCTTAGGCTACATCAGTATAAGCTAAAGCCTTTTTACCACTATTAAGAGTGACTTCAATTTTCTTATAATGACTAGTTTCATAATTATCAAGCCTTTTCAACTCTTCATCGTTGACTTTGAATGTTTTACCAAAAACCAATTCACCATCTTTTGGTCTTATGGTTGGGTAAACTTCAAAATATGGATGTGCTATTTTTTCATAGTTTTTTAAAACATCGCCTTCACTTGGAACATATCTTCCTACTACAAAGTCTCGTTGTCGTGATTCAATTAACGAACCATATACAAACATTAAGTGTTCTGACAAGACAATCTCCTTTTTGATGGCTTGTGTTTGGTTCTTTGTTTACAACAAGGACATCTTAATCCATCTTCTAATAAATCTCTTGACATCCAAGAAGAACACCTTCTACACAAAACGTGGGTTGAGTACGGTTTACGGAAAGGTCTACTTGATTTAATCTGATCACAAATTCCTTTACATCCTTTCATAATAGTATTAAACTGTTTCATAATATAAACGTTTATATTACATACCACACTATGTATAGTATGCGAGTGGCATTAATATTCATAGGGTTGTTTTTGGTATGTACCTTAGTATTTGCTCCAATAGGAATTGCATGTTTTATATCATATTGGTTATTAGGTAAATTGGAATCAAAAAGAAGAAAGACTTATAAGACTGAGACACTATTAGAATATAGATGATGGGAAACAAACAATTAGAAAAAATCGTTTGTATTGCATGTACCGAGTTATTCGGTGAGCATTCAAAAAGGCAACTAATACGGTGCTTGTTCAGACTACAAGGGACACTAGTATCTGATGGAGTTAACGAATTAAAAGCGAAGCAAGGCGGAGATAAGAAAACAAAGAGTTCGGAACAATTAGCAAATGAGGTACAAGGCTAATGGAAAAAGCAAATAAGTTTAGGTGCACTTCGTGCGCTACGGTTTTCTGCGACAGGCAGAAATGTAGGTGCGCGTGTCATTTGGCTAATATGATGAGGGAGAGAGTTTAAATGGAATTAGACGAATTATATAGTTGGTTGACAAAGGAATTGCAGGAAATTCAGCGCGATAGAACGCGTGTTGAAAACAGGTTTACTCAAGTTTTGTTAAAACTTAGAGCACTTCAGGAGGGTAAAAATGTTGACGTGTGAGGTTTGTTGGAGAAACAAAAAAAATGTAAAGATTTATAAAGAGAAACTTACCTGTAGTAGATGTATGGAAAAAGAAATTCGATATAGCAAAGGAAAACACGACTATTGTGGAATGGTTGATGTGATTTGTGATTCACATAATCCATTCGTTGAGGAGTTGAATAAATCTGATTAGTTGTAAAGGTGTTTGTGACATTGAGAGAGAATCTCATAAAAAACCAACATCATGTAAAGGTCAATTAGCTTATTTAACACATGGTTATTGTAGAAGATGTGTGTTTTGGGTTAAAAAAGAGGAAGCTTGGATGAAAGTACGTTGTCCATGTTGTCATGGTAGAATGTCCTTTAAACCAAGAGAAAGTTATAAAAAAAGGAGATATAGGGATCAAAATGCGTAGAATAAGAAAAATATCAACTAAAAAGTTTTTAAAGTTCTTAAAAAAGAATAAATTTCGTGTTTGGAATAAAGAGGGCTCTCATATTACATTAATACAAGAAAATACACAAAAACAGCTAACAATACCTGAAAGACGAGAATTGGGAAGGCTAACTGTGGAAAGAGCACTAGATTTGGCGGGGATACCATTACATTTCTTTTATGAAGCACATTGTGGCAAAGGTATAGCTAGAATCAAGGTTGATGCATAATGTTTCCCTCGATTGGTGATTTAAACGCCTTTTGGTCAATTATTTCTATATGTTTCTTCATTGGAGGTCTAACTATAGGTTGGATATGCAGAGATTGGCGTAAAAAATCAAAGAAAGTCAAAAGAGGCGATGGAAGATGGGATTAGGGGATTTAATTAGAGCATGTTATGGTAAACCCGCATGGAACTTACCAAGTGAAGAAGAAGTAGTCAAAAACATCGCCGAATTGCGTAAAGAGATTGAAATTATGCCCAATTCCCCAGAAAAGACCAA